ATGAAAATCCGATTCTATTTAGATAAAACTATTACTAAAAAAGAGGGGCATCCTTTGAGACTTTACATCTACGTATCTTCTAAAGACAGGAAATATCCCTTTACTCAATATTCTTCCCTCGCCAAAGATTGGGATTTCATCAAAGAAGAGCCTAAAAAGAGTCATCCGCTTTATACTGCTATATCTGATTTTCTTTATGAAAACAGAAGGAAGATTCTAAAACTTCTAAATTCTCGAGAATCTAAAACAAGCCAACAAATAGAAAATTATCTACTAGGTAATTCTGATAGTATTTATGATTTTTGGGAAGAGCGTATTAAGGAACTTGAAGTACATCGCGAAAACAGGTCAAAAACAGATTTAAACACAGGTGGCACCGCAGGAAAATATAGCAACAATTTGAGTGTATTTAAGGCTTATAAAGAGGAACTGATGTTTTCAGAAATAAATTATAATTTCCTATATCAATTTAAGCTATCCAAAAGTAAAACATGTAGTCCAGGTGGAATTAATTCATATTTAGCTAATTTAAGAGCCGTATATAAGCAGGCGATTAAAAGAGGGCTATATACTCCAGAATCCTTTTCAAACCCATTTGAGGGTATTATGGAGACTACAGGCAAAACAAAGGATAAGTATCTTACTATTGACGAAATGAAAATATTAAAGTCTAATCCTATCGACCATGATTTTTACCGATATTTCATGTTGTGCTTTTATTTAGGAGGATTAGATTTTATAGACATTGCCTCATTAAAGAAAAGTGACATCAAAAATAACAGAATAAAGTTCATTCGGTTTAAGGGCGGAACAAATGAATTAATAGATAACAGCATTTTTGAAGAAGCTAAGGAAATTATCAATTATTTTGAAGATCCTGATTCAGACTACCTTACACCAATACATAAGTTTTCTTACAAACCCTATAGGGATAAATACGTTAGGGAAATCCGGAAGAAATTTAAAAAGTTAGGAATTGAATCTTATGTAGATTCTAAAAGTCCTAGATATACATTTATTAACATTGGCAGTAAGGAGCTTTATTTAAACAGGGATATAGTAAAGGAGCTTACCGGACACTCGCAGAATGACACACATTCTATCTATGAGGGTAAATTTCCCTATCACGTTAAAGACAAAGTGCATAAAGAAATTATTGATTCATTATAGGCGTGACTTAGAACCTCACGCCTTTTTCTTTTAGTTGCTGTATTTTATCTTTTATGATTACTTCAGTTAATTTTTCGTTTTGAGTAAATGGCCAGGCATATTCAAGATACGAGTAAATGTCCTTATCTACTAAGGCAGACAAAAACACATACAAGTCTCTTCGATCTTTATTTTCAAAGTACTCTTCATCAAACTCAAAAACTGTATCTGCGGATATTTCCCACCTTTCACGGAAGTAACCATCAAATTCAATATTCTTATGTGTTGCTGCTCCCCGGATGAGTTCCATTGAATCATCATAAAAGCACTCCAAGTCTTCCGGGTCTGCTTCCAGGTAATTTGAAAGGATTTCAAGTATATTTTCCATTAGAATAAAGTATTTGGTGTTTTATTAGGTTCCAGGTTTTCAAATATTAAATCTACGTTATAGGTAGGATGATAAAAGTGCATATAGTCTTCATTGAATAGCCAGTTTTGATGATCTCTTTCATTTAATACTACCGGCATTCTTTTTTTTGAATTGTGAATTTCTGCCATTAATGTATTAGCTTTTGTTGTGCATATTGAAAAAGTAACAATATCATTCCATACATTGTAAATTCCCGCTAATGCAAATGGTTTATCATTATTGTTCAGACGAATCCTATGTAATTGCTTGATTTTTCCTTCTGGATCTGGATTACCAAACTTATCCAGAGAACGCCATTCATAGAAACCATTTACCAAAACCAAACATCTTTTATTGATGCTATTCTTATAACTATTTTTAATATCCAGCTCTTCAATCACTGCATTAAGGGTTTTAGACTGAAATGATCTATCCTTACTAAATAACGGTAGTAATCCCCAATCTCCAATAACTGCAGCATCTGGATTTTCATCTGTTATTATCGGCAGAGGTTTTTCAACTGTTCCCTTTGCTCTAAATCCTGAAAGTATTTTTTCTCCATTCCAGGTATTGAAATTTGCTTCAACATTAAAGGTGTCCTCTAAATCCTTCTTTGTATATTTTGCGTCAACGTTATAACACATAGTTAATATTTTACATGCAAAAGATACAAAAACTGTACAATTTCATTTATGCACGCAAAATAATTGATTCATTGAAGCTTGAAGTGTATTTTGGCGAAAGATGTTTTTGATCCATTTTCCAGGTTGTCTGCACGTCCATTGAGGCTAGTTTAACCTTTTGTTTTCCGAGTCTACTGTTCATTAAGTCCATAGCATCCATGATTGGAGTATGCTTTTCATGGTAGTCAATATCAAACATACTCGTCATCCTTTCCGTTTCCGGAACAAATGTACCTGTGATCACACCTGCCTTTCTATATTTGGGACCATCAATAAATATTTTATCCAGAGCTATTTTAGCATACTTTGAAATCTCAATGGATGAATTACTTGGATTCGGAAGTGTAACCGTGAATGAATTGCTGTATTGAGGCTGATCTAATTTAAAACGATCTGTCATGACAAAGACGGTCACATGTTTACAGCACGATCTCTGTTCACGTAGTTTCCGGGCACATTCTGAAGCGAATGTTGAAACACGCTCATGCACGTAGCCGTATTCAGCGCGTCCCCGGTCAAACGTCCTGGTTGTTGCTATGTTTTTCTTTGGCTCCGGAATACTCATTTGATATTGTGGTTCACCCAACAGCTCCTTTTTCATCCTGACACCAAGAATTCCCATTTCGTCACGGAGAAAGTCTTCAGGAAGCTGTGCAAAATCCCAAGCGGTATGAGCGCCATAATTTTTAAATCTTTCATAGTACCTTCGGCCAATTCCCCAAATGTCTTCCAAAGGAAACCATTTCAGCGCAGCCTCAATTTTTTTCTGAGAATCGATCATGTAAACCGATCCTGTTTTTTCTGGAAATTTTTTAGCTATTTTATTGGCTACTTTTGCCAGTGTTTTACTTGGAGCCATTCCAATACTTGTTGGAAGGTCAAGCCCATTCAGAACATCTCTTCGCAAATCAACCATTCTCTGGTATTGGTTATTGTACCCATCAAGAAAAAGAAAAGATTCATCAATTGAATACACCTCAATATCATTACAATATCGCCTAACTATATTCACGACCCTATTACTTATGTCTCCATACAGAACAAAATTGGCTGAGCACACGACAAGACCATGCGTTTTTTCAAAATGTTTTAGTTTAAAGTATGGTTCTCCCATTGGAATCCCCAAGGCTTTAGCTTCATTGCTCCGGGCAATTGCGCACCCATCATTATTCGATAGTACAACAACGGGTCGGCCTCTCCATGCATAATTGAAGATGCGTTCACAGGAAGCGTAAAAGTTATTCCCATCTATTAAAGCTATCATAGTTTCCTCCAATTTCTAAATGTCCATGTAACAACACCCCAAAGAAAAAATTCTGTTTCATCGTTAATGTCAAAATCTGAATATTCAACATTCGCTGATTGAAGCTTCAGCTCTTTTAAACTATTATCTTCTTTGTATCTTGGCTTATATCTTTTGATAAAAAATTCATCCTGGATTATAGCAGCCACCAAATCATTAGGTCGGGCTTCAATCCCCTTTTGAATCAAACACCAATCTTCACTTAGAATTCCAATATCCTTTAATGAGTCTCCAGAAATTCTTCCCGGAAATGTCGTATCAGGATCTTTGACCAATAGTTTTAAAAAATCAATCTCTCCATCCGGGAAATCTAAAGCAGCACTCGGAAAAGCTTGATAACCTCCGGCCTTTAATGTCTCTCTAAAAGGCTGTAAAATCAAAGGCTCAATACTTTCCAAATTAAATAACTCTAAATTTCCGATCGTTTTCATATCGCAAAGTTATATACATTTTGAACCAAAAAGTATCAATGTGGTGTTAAATTTTCTCCGGACAAAGCAAAACCCGCATTACGACAGAACTTGACGCATTAAAAAGTTATCCACAAAAAAAATATCCCCAGCTCGTGGGGATAGATAAATACATCTCATTTGTTTAGTTAGACGAATATTTCTCGTAAGCTTTTTTCATGCTTATATTGTAAGGTTCCCGGCCGTACTTTCTGGCGATTTCCATGAATCCGGAACCGTTATAAATTTTAGCGATTGTAAACCAGTCCTTATTTATTATTGCCTGCTTTAAATTCCTGTCAGTGTCAATGAATTTTGCAATCTGCCAAATTTGGTTCTCCAAAGATTCTTTCGCATGATCCCACATTTCCCCAACCGTAGCAAATCCAAGTCGTTTATAATGAAATCCCATAACCTGGCCCAGGCCTATAGATGTACTTTCCATGGCAGCATCCGGATCTTTTGCGAAAGCATCATTGAAAGCTGGCCATTCCTTAGACTGAACTTCAACTTTATTTAAATTCCATTTTCCTGACGGTGCATATGGTGCCTTTTTTCGGAACCAGGCAGGTTCGAATTGTATCATTATTTTACCGGTAATTGGATCAAATCCTTTTCCTCCAGTTTCAACTTCAATAAACGCAAGCATAACCCGGTAGTCAAAATCGAATTCCGACGAAACTTGTTTTGTAAGGTTTATAATTTCTTTAGTCATTTTTAGAATTTTTATTGTTAAATAAATTTAATCTCCAATTAGGAAGATATTTTTTAAGAATTTCCCATAATACAGCGCCGGCAACCAAAGAAACAATGACAATCCAAATAACGCCTCCAAACGTCAATCCTTTACGATCTACATCAACCACTCTATAAATCCTTTGTGTCTCGTATCTAATTTTACGGACGTATTTTGTTTCCGTGACATATGTAGTATGGTTGAAATATTTGTATTTAAATTTTGTTTCCTCTTGCTTATCTTTGAATTCTACATCTGCACTACCTGAAAAAATTAAATTACCATATTGCAATTGATATGGAGAGCCATTTGAGGTTATTTTAAGGCTCTTATCGGAAAGCAACTGAGAAAGATCAGTAAATGATTCAGTTTTACTATTTAAAGTCGTATTTTGAGCTCCAGACTCTTTGCTTTCTAAAGTGGTCGAATTCGACTCCTTTGTCATTTGCTTTTTCCTGGATCCGCAGCTAAAAATAAAAAGGATTATCAAGCTAATCCAGGTAAACTTTTTCATTGTCAATTATTTTATATCTACGTATTACAAAGTCATTTTTATGGAAAAGCCGGTACAGCCATCCCGCCCGGATCGTGTCCTGTCCATCATACACTTCTATTTCTTCAACTGGATCGTTTCTGTTTTCTTCCTTTACTGCTTTTGAATTTGAAGAAACATTATTTCTAAACTCTCCCGGTCCAAAATATTCATTAAAAAAATGCTTTAGTTTTGAGTAAAGAGTTGATCTTTTGCTTTTCAATTGCTCGTTTTCTTTTTCTGCTTCTGAAATTTTTTTATCCAGAGTCTCTGCTTTAATCTTTTCAGCTTCAATTTTTATGATAGTTTCTTTAACTTTTTCAGACAATTTGGAAGTGTCTGGCTTTTGCGGTTCTTGTGCAAAAGCAAAACAACTGACTAATATTAAAATCAAATTTTTCATTGCTTTTGGGTTTTAGGAATTAATTTTTCTAACGTTTTATTCTCATTTCTAATGGCTCTATTTTCATGACTGACACTTTTTAACCTTTGATTCCGAGACTGATTTTCTTTTTCAAAGTATGACTTCATGTTTTCGACATACTCAAAGGCTTTTTTGTTTTCTTCAATACAGTCTATATTTTTTATAGTGTCAATTTTTGATTGCAGCTCTTTCTTATCGAACCTCAATTCTTTATTGACTTCTGAAAGCTGTTTGATATAGATACTGTCAGCTACTTTCTGATTTTTCATGCCTTGGTCATAACCGGTTTGGCTCTTATAATCTCCATAAATAGCAGCACCAATTACAGTGACAAGAACCATCATAATACCTCCCAATGGTTTCATAAAAAATGCAAAGACCTTCTGGATCATTTCCCAGATCCAATTTCCGTATTCTTTTATATTAGTAGGATTTTGCATTTTTTATAAATTCTTTATCATTTTATTTTTATTACTTTTACAAAAACTTTCCTATGAAAAACTTTTTTAAAAACATCATAGAAACCCTAAATCCAACGTCTTCTAAAAACATTAATCGAAATATTCAAAGGTTAAAGAAATTAGCATTGGAAGAAGGTTGTTATACATCTGAGTTAGAGCAAATTGAAATTGATATTGATGGGACAAGTGATGAAAATTTAAAATTAAAATTGAAAATAAAGTTTAAAAACAAGCTTAATTCTATTGTTAATAGTGCAATTATCAAGAATCAATATGATAGAGCTTGGTAATTAGTATATACCAACATCTTGATAAACTTCTGCTATATCTATCAAAGATCTTTCATATATCTTTTGATTTCCTGCTACATTTGGATGTATATAAACCCCCGACTCATTAGCGAAAAGTGCATTATCTTTCGTAACGCCATCAGCGTTAACAGATGTTGCAACATTCATTTTAACCGATAATAATTTTCGAGCGTCAACGACAGTTTGAATCATTGAGTTTTTAGATGCAGTAGAACTATCATATAATGGAATTAAATTCAATATTACTTTACAGTCGTATGATTCACAGAATTCAACTAATTGATTTAATTTAGCGTCTGTATTGCCTCCGTTGGTGCCAATTGTTATAAAAACATATTTTGGTCGTAAGTAGGGTAATTCATTTTGGACCCTTGATAAAACACCATCAATTGTTCCTGCACTACGTCCACTTACATAATAAGACTTATTTAATTTTGAACCTATCAAGTTTGCAAATCGGTCCTTATAGTATGGCGTATTTGCTGATGTACCAACCGTATTTCCTTCTGTTATTGAATCCCCATAAAACCCTATAAACGGGCGTTCTGTAATAATTGATTTTACGGCAATTGAAGAAATTACAGGACTTGCTGTTGAAGATACAAATCCGAATTTATATTTGTCGAATTGCCCTAATTGCGACACTTGTGCTGACGATTTATTTCCAGTGAAAGGATCAATAAACTCAACTTTAGTAAGGTTATTTAATTTATATAATCTTAAAACATACTCTCTGCCATCAATAATATCAAAGGTAAAAGTGGTGGTTGTAGCAACTGATGATGTCGAATCGATATTATAAATTGTTATAGTTTTTGCAACACTATCAATTATTGAAAACGCTTTACCTACATTATTTTCAGAATATTGTGTGCCGATGTAAAATTTTGTATTCGAAGAAAATTTCACTTTTAACTCAATAAACCTTTGCCCTAAATTATATTGCTTGTTAATAATAACACCATTGCCAACCCCAGAGGAAGAAATGGTTAATCCATTCGATCCAATTGAGAATGTACTGGAACCACTTTCAGAAATAATTGAATCGATTTCACCATTAGATCTTTGATAAAGAGTATTATTAAAATCAAAATTTAATTCTCTTAATTCGTTAATTTGATCGATTATTTTCTTGGTAGACTCACCTATAGTTTTTGTTCCTCGAAATATGACACCTATTAACACATCATTAACGGTTCCTAGCGAGCCTGCATATAAGTTTCTTGCAGATGTTGCGCCTGTTAATACGTAATATCCTACACCCGCAGAAATGAATATTAGATATTGACTGGCATCAATTGGTGATGAAAAAGGTACATTCTGCACACCTACAGAAGTCACATTTACCGGGATAGTTTGATACGGTGTATTTAGATCTGTTTTTGAATAGACGTATATATTAATAGTTCCCGTGGTTATAAATTTCACGTCCATTGATGTAAAATATTCAAAATCACTATATAAGTTAGGATCGTATGTAAACCGTGCCGCACCTGGTAAATCTGCTGTATTTGCATTATTAATGTCAAACCCAGCAGGTAAATTCATTACAAGATCTTGCACTGTCCCTCCAAATGTAAATTCTCCTATTACTTCATCAAATAATTGTTTAGGGGAAAAAGATTTATCATCTACTTTATTCCTGAACTCTATATCTGTTGCATTGTTTACACCTGGCAACGCGACTTCTGCTTTAATCCAGTTGGTACCATCAAAGAAAAATAATGTATCAAATCCACTTTTTGATTTAAGATTTCCAGCATTCGGATAGTTTGTACCGGGATCTTCAGAGCTGACCTGTGGTTTATACCACCCCACGGATGTTGGTGTTGAGTCAGCCGGAGAAATAGGCTTTGCAACATTGTTTAACAGCGGATAGAAAACATCTGCTGGTATTTTCCTCAATTTGTCATCATCTCCAGCAAATAAAAAATTGCCTGGATCAAAAGCTGCTGCAATATCTAATTCACTTGGCTTTTTTATTACTAATAAATCTGGATTCACCCCCATTTTAATCTGTTTTAATAATTTCGTAGTCTTTATCTCCCATTATCGTATTTGGACCTTCCCCAAGCACCCTAATTCGTTCATTCGCTTCATCTGGTTTACCATAGCCTATAATCGTTGCGTTAAAAGAAATGAAATCACCTGCTGTATCTGAATCTGATATTGAGGTAACATGTCCTTTTCCAGAATCAACATACCAGCCGGACAGTGTTTTTCTCATCCAGTCTATCAGTATTTTATTCCTTTTGTACGATCTAAGTTCGCGGTATGAGATTATATTATTTCCACTGTCAAGATCATCCTTGATCATAATTCCGGAAAGTTGTATTGAATAACTTTGGTTAGTTGGATAATCAGTATTCCAACCTTCATTATCCCGTGTAGTGGTTTTTATCGTCTCTGATTCTTCAGATATAGGACTAGCTGTAAGGCACGCGACTGGCACCCATGCATTATTTTTTTTAATATAAAAAAGGTTTTCTTCTCCCTTAATCTGCTCCATACAACCCCTTTTCTCTAATATAGTGAAAATCAGCTAAACAATTGTTACTTTTGTCTCATTTCCATAGTTATCTTTGATGTCTACATAGAAATCTGAGCTATCTAAATTCGTACTTGAAAATTCCCTGCTCACTAACCTTATTGTATTGTCTGAAGTATTGAGTGTGTAATTCATCGGAAGGAAATTTCCACTAATATTATCATAGCTTATCAAGCTTAAGTATGGTATGTACCCATAAATATCACCCTCAAAAATAATCATTGGACGAGGGGCTATTCTAATATTGTCTTCGGCATTTATCTCCAATATTTCCTTTGTTTCTACCATGCCTTTACGGTGCCATTTATCTGTTGGGGTTTCTCCATTATCTTTATAAATTGTCCCTACAAACAAATCTGAGACACTATCGCCATTATAAACTGTAATGTCCGATTTTGTCACGGTCGATAATTTCTTTTTGCGTTGAGCTGTGTAAACCCGTCCTTTTACATCACCTTCACTTGTCCCAGTCAAAGAAATACTATGAACTTTAAACCTACCGCCTCCTAATCGGTGAACGTCCCGGTAAATGATAATGTTTAACTTGCCGCTTATAGGGGCTTTTATTGAGGCTTCTACAACCGCTTCACCTTTACCCATGTATTCATGGTATGGAGGGTTGTAAGTGCCAATTGAGTTATTGACAAATATTGAACCACCTGCAGTTGACCAACTACCGTCTTCATTAAGCCACTGATTTCCAACGGCTACAGAGTACCTTATTCCCACAGAATTTTGATTCACGTTGGAATATCTTATCATTAGCTTAAATATTGCCCCTTGGCTAATATCAATGTCTTGAGCCAGCCTCAAAAGGGTTGGTATTTCATCGTTAAACCAATTTGTTTGTGAATCCACTCCAAATCCATCTTCATTTCTTACGACTCGCCCATCCAAATTATCTACAACCCATCCCGGAATGTCTAATCCTGCTCCTTCAAGCTTAAGTTCCGGATTCCTGAATATAGCGTTTGCTCCGCCATATTCATAAGAAATTCTATAGGCCTGTACGCTTGGAGAAATGCTTTTTCTCTGATTTGAATTACAATGAAATACATCAAAATTATTAATTTGGCTTCCTATTGTTATTTCTGGATGCCAAACATTATAATCAGAGAATGCGCCATTCACATATCTTGTAAAAAACATGTTTTCCTTGGTGTCTATGGATCGATAGATAAACCACTCACCATGCATCTGCATTACAGTACAATTAAAGATCTGAATGATAGATTTTAGTACGCTTTCACAATCCATAGGCTCTTTTGCATCCTGGAAATATCTTTCCATATTGAAAAATGCCCCTTCAAATATTGTACTCTCAGCAATATCCCCTATAAATCCATCGTATTCTATTTCGCAATTAACATTTATAGGTAAATCAAGCCCTGTCTTTTTCAAACAATTCTTAATTATACTTAGCCCATTTTGTTTTCCGATAAACGACATTCCGTTTTCATTGGAAAATGACATGTCTTTTAATGTAGATAATCCGTCATAAGCATCAATACTTAATTCCCAGCGATCGTAAACGTAATCTTCCCAAATACCATCGGGTTTAAGAAATCCGACAAAAATTAACTGCTCATTTCTAAAAAGAAATACCTTGTAATTCTTCTCATCTTCTGAATATAGATCTTGTAAGGTTAGGCCAGAATCTGCCAAAAGCTTAAGTTCAATACTTGACGCAACAAGCGGCTGAAAGTGGTCTGTTTTTTCCTGATATTTATGTTCAGCAGTTCCATTAATTTCAGTACTTTGACCTTCATAACCTCTTTCTTTAATTTCACATCTATATTTAACTTCGGGGGAGACTTCGTTTTCAAACCAATATTTTAAATTATAAGGTCTATCTTCCTCAGGAATTGTATTTTCATCTATAACCTTTAAATATAATTTTATATCTTTTGACACGGTATCATCAAAGGCTTTAGCTGTAATAACATATTCATAGTTACCTACCGGCAAAGATACCGCATCAACATAAACGAATACAGTGTCCGAGCTATCAGATGGATTGGGACCAATGATAATAATTGGATCACAATAATAGTCAATTTGAGACGTAACAGGATCAAGTCCATCAATTAAGTATCCTACAAACGTGTTGTCACCAGTTGTGCTTGACGTAAATCGATTATAAGTTAGAGATATAGATGACCTGTTAAATGTGAGTCTCTTATTTGCCATTCTAGTTAGTATTTAGTCTGTTCCCTTTTGCTATTTCCCTATTTAGCACTCCCACTAAATCACTTCCTGCAAGCCTGAAAACTACTTCACCACCGGAAGAACCACCTGTTGTATAATTTGAACTATATGTATTACCTGAATAGTTTGCTCCTGTTGCGGTTGACACTGATCCGCCCGATCCGCTCATGTTTGAATTGGCTTTTGATCCAATAGCACTTCCGGCAATTGACAAGGCAGCACCGACAGCAATTGCTGCTATACCTGCCGCAATAGCCTGATAACCTCCTGTTTTGATAATTTCATCTAGGGTACCTTTCATTATAGCTAAGGTTCCGTATTTAATCAGTAATGCTCCCATATCAGACAGAAATCCTGCAAACATTTTCAACAGTCCGTTACCAACTGCCCCGATTACATTTCCTCCATTTGCAATTGCTTCACCAATTGATGAAAACATATTTGTAAGTCCTGAAGCAAAAGAATTTTGTCCTAGGTTTTTGAATTCATCATTAAAATTCTTAACAATCTCAGTAGCACCATCGGCAATTTCTTTTCCCTTCGCTTTAAGAGCTTCTTTGATGTATCTGGCTTTTTGTTCAATACTTAATGCATTGTCTGAATTTATTTTATCAGTTATATCTGCATACTTCTTTTCTACAAGTACTTTATTATCCTCATAGCTTACCTTATCCTTTAGAAATTCATTATAATAATCTCTCTGTTGTTGTAAAAACTTTTGATTTTGTTCATTAATAAATCGATAACGATCAAGGAAGGCGTTGCTATTTCCTGATTTTGAAAACTCCTTGTTTGAAATATCATTCAAATATGCAAGCTTGTCACCTAAGTCGGGCATTCTTGAAAGAGCATTTTCAATATCTTGTTGAAACTTTTCTAACGGACTTTTTATTCCGGCCAAGCTATTGATTTTGTTTTCTAGGAAAATTATATTGTCCTTGTCTTCATCAGATAATATTCCTACTTCTGATTTTTGAAGTAAAATATCTTTTTCTTTTTGAAGATATTCCAGATAGTTTTTAGAACCTTTAATAAGCTCACCATATTGCTTTTTCCCAATATCATTTCCGAATGATTGGGAAATTTGTTCAAAATCAGCCCATTGTTTGCCAAGTTCATCACTCCTCTCTTGGAAAGATTTATATTGAAGATCCTTTATTTTTTTGTTCAGATCTTGTAAGCGCTTATACGCCTGTTCTGTACTTAATACTTCTCCCGTTAAGTAAGGGTTACCTTTTTTATCAGTTTCACTGCCATATTTATCAGTTGTACGTATTTTAACAAGCCCTTTCGCACCATTATCAATAGCAGTTTGTAGAAGTTGTGCTCTTTTTTCAAGATCATTTATACTACCTATTGGAAATATTTCTGCTAATTGTTTTTCTGATTCTTTTTCAGGGTTGATAGAATCAATTTCTTTTTTAACAGCTGCTATTTGAGCGGCAATTTTAGCAGCTGCAGCTTTAGTTGGTGCCTTATCTAAGGCCGCCTGTAACCCCTTAAGTTTTTCCTCTAAACCTTCTTTCCAACCTTTACCTACTGATTTCCCTGCTACAACACCTTCTTTTTCAAGATTGCTTATGTCATTAGACCCAGCTTTGAATATATCAAGAAGAGGTTTATTTTCTGCAGCGAATTTATTTGAGTTACTTTTTAATTCTTTAACATATTTAAAAACAACTAATGAAGCTGCCTTCTTTATTTCTTCAGGAGAAGCGTACATTTGCTCTAAAATAGACTTGTCGCCAATGACCATATGTTCCGAAACATTTAAGTTACCGACAAGTCTATTAAATTCCTTAAGATTTTTGTAACTGGGGTTTGAATAAACTTTTAATGCTGCATTTATTTTTTCTCTAACGGCTAACTCTTCCTTTAAACGGCCGTCTTCTCTCCTATCTAATTCAGCCTGCGCCGCCCTAGCTGTCGATGCTCTAAAAATAGCTTTTCTAAGCTCATTATATGAACCTGTAGCCTTGCCAGTAAGTATAATTTCATCATTAATATTTTGGAAATAATGTGGGTACTGTTTTTGCAAATCATCAACAGCCTTTTTCCTTTCTTCTATTGAAAGTTTAACATTTTGAGTCTTAGAATAAAGTTGATCAAGAGAGGATATTTCCGCCTGTGCAGATGACTTAGCTTTATCTAGTGATTTCGTCCATTTTTCCTGTCTTTCAGCGGCAGTTTCAGCTGCAGTAGCATATTTATAAATAGCGACCCCTAATGCTGCTAATAAAACTAATTCGGGACCTAAAACAGTGAATAAAACTGTTAATACGGTGCCTAATGCTGAGAACCCAGCAACCAAAACAGGTAGAATGGTCATTATTGATCCAAGAAGCACAATAAGGGGTCCAATAACAGCAATTATTCCCGTAATAATTAAAATTGCTTTTTGCATTCCAGGGCTTAAGTCTTCAAATGCAGAAACTAATTTATCAATAGCATTAGTAACCTTTTCAATAATATTTGAAATATTAAAGTTCTTATTTATCGCATCTCCAATACGAGAAAGATTGATAAATATTGAATCCTTTAAATTTTCAAATGCATTTTTGATACCCCCGGTTACCTTAGGTAGCTTGGCAAATTCAAGAATAAGTTTATTCACAACTTCTGCGCCAGTTGCTCCGGTCTTTGCAATTGCCTCTGAATCTGAAGTTCCAAAAGCTGACTCTAATGCACCTCTTAATTGAGGCAGTTGTTCCATTAGCTGCCTTAGATCTTGGCCAAATCCTGTTGTTTTATTTTGTAGTTGTGTGAGCGCTAGGATAACAAAGTTCATTTCGTTAGCCCCTTTGCCGACTGTTGCTAAAGCATTGCCAAAAGAAAGCAATGCCTGTCTTGCCTTACCTGCTGAAAATCCCGCAGATTGAAGGGCAACAGACCCTTGCGCTGCCTCTTTTAATCCAAGCCCCGGAAGTTTAGCAACTTCTCTTAGTTTAGCAAATTCCCCAGAAGCCCTTGCCGCACTCCCCATTACAGCCTCTAACCCTTTTTGCAAGGCTTCAATATCGCCATAAGCTTTAACGGAAGCTGCAGCTAAACCTGCGATTGGTAGGGTTACGTACATGGTCAACTTCTGACCTAAGTCAGAAATTTTATTACCAATCTCTCCAATCCTTTCAGCCTGCCTTACAAAATTCTGCAGCATTCCCTGGGCCCTATTCAGGTCACTTCCCAGCTGTGAAGGATCCGCGCCAATCTCAATCCTTAATTCGTCCGCCATTTACCGCTTCATTAATCGCCTTCATGTATAACTCCTTCCCTCTTTCTGAAATACCCGCAGATTTTCTAATCCTTAAATCTTCCAAAGGCATAAATTGTTCTTTCGAAACTTTTTTCCCTTTTTCCGGAATATTCAGGTAAACCATATAGGCTACTTCCCGTGTATGTATCCATTTATCTTTATTCCTTCTTTTAAAGCCCAATAATCTTAACTGATATTCTCTCCATGTCATATCTTCTGCATATTCCAAAGAAATACACCCGAGTTCCTCGATGGCAAATGAAAGAATATCTATGTCAAAATTTATTTTTTCTTTACTGGAGCTTTCTTCTGCTTTCCCGGCTCCACATCAACTTTTATGGATGCCGTAAATCCTTCTAGGAATTTTTTTAATTGAGGTGATGCAAGACCTCCATCTTCATCGATCATATCCTCTACTTGTTCTAAAGTAAATTCAACTTCGGGATTGCCTTTTTTAAGTGAGTTAAAAATTAGAACAGGTGCTACCAAAGGTGCATTATTTGCAAATTCATTGAAAAATGAAGTTAAATCAGTATTCAAATCTTTAATTGTCTGTCCAATTACAGTTAACCCGAATTTAGCCTTATATTGAACCTCGTTAAAGGTTAAAACAGTGTGATTCATAATTATACGTGTAAATCTGTATTAGAAATTTCCCCACTACCTTGAATTGTTCCAGAAAATGTAATTTCACCTTCTACAGGGGCCGTCCTGGAAAGATCTGATAAGAAACCTTTTCCAAATTTCGTTTCTTTTGTGCCATCTGATTGAGTGGTTTCAATTTTCCAGAAAATCGGTTTTTTGTTTTCATGAGCATCATCCATTGCATCGGACACCGCGTCATAACTAGCCTTCATTCCATCTGCTTCAATTGCAACTGCCTCAAAAGTAATCTGGTAAGATTTTCTTCCGTAGGTTGGATCGGGAGAAGCGTTACATTTAGTAATGGTTCCGTCCTGCATTTCAACAGTCTTTGTTAATTCATTTGTAGTCAGGCAACCTACCGGGAAGTAATTTGCTGCTACCGTTGTTCCTGCTGCATCTTTGATAGGTCCATAAATGAAAAGAATTTCATTCGCGCCTAATAGTGATTTTTCACCTGCCATCTTCTTTAAGTTTTAATGAATATTTAATTATTTTTCTGTAAATCGTCTCCGTTGCGGTTGATTGATTAATATCTAAAGGAAATGAGATATTAAAATATTGTAACACAAAGTTTTCAATTTTGATTTCTTCGGTCCTTTGTAAGACCTCCTCAACAATATCATCTAATAAAGCTCTACTCCCAACATTACCCTTAAACCTGGTGATGATGTCTATGTTAATGTCTCTCAGTTTATCAACTGAACATTTTGTTTGCCAATTATCCCTTCCGCTTTGCGTGGAAAGTACTATTAAAAAACTGTCATTATTGGGTGTAGTGGTATCGTATAGTTTAACAGTAAATCCGTTAACTACCATATTGGAGAGCCTCTCACTAAAGAATTTTCTAATCCATTTATCAGGATTCTTCATAATCACAACCTCATTATCTCTAATATAATGAATTAAAATGGATTACGTTAATATTTGAAATAAAAAAAGCCTCAAAATTGAAGCTTATCTGGAATTAAATTGTCTAACTAAATTATCTAGCGCATTGTCTAAGTCAGCCTTATATCTTTCTCTTCCCTGATTGAATGCAGGATATAAATAAGGATGTGGATGTAATTGTCCTCGGCCGTTCACATAGAATTGCCAGGCCAAGTCTTTCCATTCATCTGATACTTCTACAAAAGTTCCTGTTCCAAATTCAATATAAGCTCCCATTGGAACTTGATTTACAGATATTACTGATTTATATCCGTTTTCATCTGGAACAGCATTGATAGATTGCGAAATAGTTCCATTTAAATCTACATCTGAATAGCTTGATATATTTTGTGCTGCATTTGTAGCAATTTCTTGTCCGGTAATTGCAGTTATTTGTTTTATTCGGTTCTTCCCTTGCTCTCCAAATTGATTAAGTTTAGCAAGCGTTTCTCTTAAACCCCTAACCCTCATCGCATAATAAATTTAACTCCATTTGTTCGAGTCCTTTATGTTCAATGCCCTTTATAAAGAATTCTTTCCCTTGATATTTTACGAAATGGTTTTCTGTGTAATTAACATCATTCTTTTTGCCCCTTACTGAAAATATAACCGGATTCACAAAATTTTCTATTCCGAAATTAACAAACTTATTACCCGCACTAGTGGTTATTTTAGCATAAACCTTTTTTACAAATACATCTGAAGGTAAATATCCTCCGAATCCGTCAGGAACATGTGTTTTATTCCATATCTCAATCAACCTGTTGTATTCCCTTGCTAACATGCTATAAATCGTCTATTAGTATCTATAATCTGTTTTACATTTTCCGGTAGTAAAGTTGTATTGGTGATCTTTTCTGCTTCATAGTACCAAACCTTGATCATTTGAAGAGCACAATCGATCAATTCAGATGGAGCATTTTCTTTAGATACATACCCAACATTTACTGTGACAGAATCAATTCCGCAAAACCTGACAAAACCAGGATAATACAAAGGAACTTCACTATCTGGAAAATTAGTTGTATTAATTGGATGATCATAGATATTTACGTAATTTGAATAGTCTTTTATATAAGTTTTATCCTGTGGTTTAAAAATGTGCTGTGTTTGCTTTTCGATATACCCAAAAGCTGATGCTATCATTCTTTCAAGATCCTGGTCATCATCAATGAATTCAGGTTCCAGTCTTAAATATCTCTTGACATCATCAACTGACAATATATGATTGTAACTGTTAGCCATTAATTTTGATTTAATTTATCGTAATCTATTGCATTCTTCCAGTCAGGTTCAAAACTTCCTTTTTTACAAGGTATTTCTGCTACCAATTGACCTGTTATTTCCAGATAATGATAGTTTTCTTTATCAATTATTTCCTGAGCAAGTTCCCATGTTGGCGCTTCTATCCTCATGCCATCAATCCAAACTAAATCCTTTGTTTGTTGATTGACAACCTGCATTTGTGTGCAAAATAAAGGCATTATTCAGATTTTTTAGTTTCAATAATCACTGATCCGGCTTTAGATACCTTTTTCTTTTTATCAGTTGGAATTGATACTTTTTCATTCGATTTATTGTCAACCCAAACCGCCACTCTTTTATTCACAGCTGCCTTATTTCTCTCTGCTCCTAAATCAAGTTCCGTTCCCACTTCATACATTTTAGACTGATCATTTCTGTCTGATACAGGCTGAATTATTTTTATCTTCATCTTAATTCTTTTTAGGTTTATATCTAATATAGTGATTTTCAGTTTAATTTCAAATAAAAACCACACCCTTAACAGGTGTGGAAAATTGTAAATATGAAAAAAGCATTAAACTGTTTCCGGTTTATTGATTGCGGTAATCGCTGCAGCAAATGTCCCTTGCAAGAAAGCAGGAATATGATGTTTTTTGATGTAATGCACAGCTCTCATCTCTGCAAGAATTGTCACCAAGTTTTTCGTAAAGTCATCATTCTCATAACCTAAATTAATATTGATTTCTTCACGGATTCGTAGGTTAGATTTTGTAAAATCTCCAACCAGGAATGAACCTTCCTCAATCGCCTCATTTTCGATAACTAAAGTTCCGGCAATTCTTTGCCCGTCAGCGGTAACGAATGGAGGTAAAATATAATGCCCATCTGTTCCTTTTTCAAGGTCCATTAAGGCGGCATCCATAGGACTGATCACAATGTAATTAGGATTGAATCTGTTCTTTTTAACCAAAGCAACTGCCGTTCTAAGAACATCAAGCCTATTAGCATTGAATACAGCTGTAGCAAAAGAAGTTCCGGTAACTGTGAACGATGGAGCATATTGTAAAATACCTTTAAGATTTTGGCCAACTCCATCACCATCAGAAATTTGCTCGTCAAGCTTAATTTCGATAGCCTCCCTAAGATCGGTGTTAATTTCAGATCTTAAGAAATCAAGATCGTCAAGTGCTTCTTTTGATACTTTAACGAAAGCGGTGATCTTTTTAACGTCTGCGCTTTCTTCAGTATATGTCCAGCTGATTTGAGACTTTTTAGCCCCTTCCGCTGTCATTCCGGCCGTACCTTCTTGTGCTTCTTTGTTTACCCAAGTAACCTTGTTACCTCTAATTGTAGAAACATTCACGATATTTCTAAACAAAGGCATTCTGTTAGGTGCTGCAGAAATAACACGGTCAATTTCGGTAGTTAATGCGTTTCCGGTATAACTTCCTAAAACCATAGTCGTAGGCGCTTTTACTTCAAATGGAACTGAGGAAGCTCTGTTATTTTTTAACTCTGCAATAGCATCCTGAACAGCTTTTTCTTCAAATTTAGCCTTTACCTCTTCGTCCATTGTTTTTACAATACCTTTTGAAGCCCCGGATTTCTGAAGCTTAATATCCAACTTGTCAAGATGATCCTGCATTTTTTCCAAAGAGTCTTTAACTTCTTGTGAATTGTCTGAGGCTTTTAATCCGTCTTCAATTTGCTTTTGAAGATCAGCCATTTTCTGATCAATAGCATCTTTAATCTGCTTCGCTGTGTTTTCGCCCGCAGATTTTTCAAATTCTGAGACCTGTTTTTTAATTGCTTCAAGCCCCTCCTGCATTTTTGTTTCTAATTCTGTCATTTACTTGATTTTAAAATTTAACATAGTATTAAATAACGGCTCATAAGCTTTCATTTGAGTGTCTGCGGACGGCTCATCTTTACTTTGAGTGTTTTCAGTTTTTCCTAATTCGTAGGCTTCAGATTGAAGCATTTTTAAGGCTAATTCTAACTGAATGAAAGTGTCATCAGTTAAATTGCCATTTTTCATTAATGTGACTATTTTTGAAATAGTGTCTTTTTGTTGAGTATGCGATTTGAATCCTGTAAATGGAGTTTCAGAATTTGCTCCTAAAGTAACGGCGGACCCCTCGTATAACTTAAGCTCTTTAATGGTTCTTATCTGCTTAGTCGAGTCCCATTCGTCTTTAATAACTTGGTAGCCAATTGAATGCTCTGCAACTAATCCAGTTTCATATAAAAGAATCTGATCTTTACCATAAGATGTTTCAACAATTTCGGCTTCAAAGTAGAGCCCTTTTTCGTCCTCTTCAAGTTTATTGAATTTACCAAGAGGTTTAGACCAATCATGTTGATATAAGAAGAAAATATCATTAAACCTTTCATTGATCGATTTCCTGAAAGCGCCTTTAACTATAATGTCATTGTCATAGTCAACATTTCCGAAAGAAGAAAGGTAACCTGTTACGATTCGATTTGTTGCATCGACATCTTTTATGGTCCCTGTGTTTTTAGTTTCTAAAATCCCCTTCATTTTTCCTCGTCATTATCTCTAATATAGTGATTTTATTTTGATTACATTACTCTTTTTTGTAAATTTACTTTATGGAATTGTATATTTATTTTACTAACAGACATAATGATGAAAATGTTGTATCAAGCATGAAAGAGTCTTTAAAAATATTAAAGGAGACTAGTTTGTTTGCAGAAATTATAGAAGATGATGGTTATTTTCAAATAATTGGCCAAGCATATGGTGAAGATACTTCAGTTGGCGATCCTGATCTACATGCTAATCTATATGAATTTGGATACCACTGGATAAATGCAAATTTTCCTAATGAAAATAACTTAATCAGTAAAAATTAATCTTCCAAACTCGTCTCTTTTGGCTTCAAATCCGTAAGTACATCTACAATTAATTATTTCCCTGGCTGGAACTCCGCTTGATCGATCACATGGATATTTCATTTTATACCCTCCAACTTCAAATTCTTCATCTTTAGATACTTTTTTTCCATTCATCGCAATATGGGAAGCCCTTTCTCTTCCATCATTCCTTCCAATCCAAACTTTATCAAACAAAACTCCGGAAACATTCCCGGCAATTTCTTTTGAATAGTTCATAGCCGCTGAAACTTCGGTTCTTGCAATTCTTAAAGCTTGCCACATATAAAAGTCAGGTTTATTTATGGTCCTATAAATCCTTTTTTGCATTTCTTCAATTGTTTCATTTTCAAATGTTCCGTTACTTATTTCTCTTACCACATTATCAGCCAGGCTTTCAGGTATAGACCTTATGTCCGTCCCAGCATATAGATTAAAATATGAAAGAATATAACTTTGAAATGCTTCATTAAAAAAGGGTAATGGTTTATATTTTTTTATCTGTATTGGATTTTCTTTTTTAAATTGACTGTATATGTATCTACCATACGCCATACCAGTCTTATAATGGATTTTGAAGATTGTTTTTATAAATAAATCTTCATCCCCATTAAGCAGAATAATATTTTTTGCATTTTCAAAGTTCAAATTTTTGAAAGGAATATTTGAAAAAAAATCTTTAATTGCAATTATTATCTGTTTAAGTGCTTTAGCTTCATAAGCGTTATGATGCTGAATAAACGATTGATAAATGTTATCTGACATTATTAAGCAGGTGGATTAGGTGGGTTTCTATGTCTTGGAATATTGTTTTTTATCTTCACTGTATCCAGCGATTCAATCAAATCACTGTTTTTAATTCTGAAGGTTACTTCATTTTCTTTTTTTTCTCCTTGTATAACTTCCCCGAATTTAGTTTCGCCTAAAACAATTACGTTATCATCATTATTTTCTTTTTCTATTTTAGCCTGTTTAACAACAAAATCCATAAAATCAGATAGTCTTACTTTGTAAAAAAATTCTACTCTAAGTCCTTCACTATCTACAGTTGGTTCTTCAAAAGAAAAATTGTTATTGATAAAATTAAGCAGATCTTCTGCGTTTATTTTGACGTCTTTTAGTTTCATACTATATCATTTTTTAAGTATTCATAAGATTTTTGCACGTCTGAAGCGGTTATACCCACATCATCAATGCGTTTTTTACCCCCATCAATCCAAGGCACATTCATACCATCAATATCTAATGTTTCAGCTTTAGTTGCTGCTCTAATTTCATTAGGCGTGTAGTAAGCCTTCTCCATCCATTCGAGCATTATTTTGTAGTCTTCTTGCATTTCTGGCAACTCACTAATGTCATGTTCCAAAACAGCGTTTTCATAACCTTTAAACCTTCTGATGAATCTTTCTGTCATTGCTTGATCAAAAAGAATAAGATCAGGCTGAATGTTATCAGTAATAACCCGTTTTCGCTCTTCCTTTTGCTTGTCATACTTGCCACCATCATCATTATTCAATAAAGCATCAGACCAACCCAACACATTACATATTGCTTTTTGATCATATTTTAGATAATCAAAAGGCAGCATATCCTTTGTGTCTACCGATAGTTTCGTAAATTCAATAGGTACAGATAACCCGGCTATCTTTGCGAGCCTTCCGGCATCCATGTCCATATCAACTAGCCTTTGCTTTAATTGCATTGCTTGGTCTGGAGTCATTGCGCTATCCTTCCCAGAAAAGAACCCAAAAACACCTGAATTTTTAAGTGTTTTTACATTATTATTCAGCGCCTCATTTGATGATTCGATATTTCGTAATAATGCTCTAATAGGTGACAATCCATACAGGTGCCCGCCTTGCATGTCAAAGAATGGATTGGGAGTTTTAATGTGAATAACTTGCTCAGCAGGAAATGTTAAGTTTTGTTCACCATCACGTAACATGTAATAATCAATCGGGTCTTCATCGTAAATTAAATCCGCATCCTTTTTAAGTACTATTTTTATTTTATGCGAAGGAAGTACATAAACAAGTTTAGGAACACCTGAATTCGCTCCATTTTCAGGCCATACCATATATAGGTAGAAGTTACCCGTCATTTTTAGGAAAAGCTTATATAAAGCGTGAATATCTCCCCATGTTTGATTTGGATTTGGCTTTTCAAGAGGGAAAGGCATTTCCTTATCTTCGTATGCCTTTGATTCTAGTATGAATTTGTTCGCTAATTGTTTGGTGGAATAGTTGCCATTTGTTGCATTGCGTAATGAGGATAATTTTGAAAGTGATTGCTTGTCTTTGACCTTCTTAACAGCGTAAGGAACTGCTTTTGTTTTGTCGCACATTTGCGTTACTACAGAGAAGACATCCGGATTAATACCATACCCTTTTTCTAAGTATGTGGAATCTTTATAATCGTATTGTGCAGCCTGTCCACCCATGAATTGCAAAAATGCCTTATTAAATGCATTTTCAAACGTTTTAGCAGTTCCAATTACGTTTCCCCATAGCCTACCCCAAAAACTTTCCTTCGCCATTTCCTAACTTCATTTATCTCTAATATAGTGAAAATTATGCTTTTAAAAAACAAACACATCATCAGGCTTTTCACCAAGATCAAATCTTTCGCGCATCATGAACATATCCATTAAGTCGGGCGACTGTCCATTTAGTTTTGTTTTCATTTCTCCTTTCTTGATTATGCATAGCTTTTTATCCTGATCTAGTTTATCCTTTTTAATTGCCTTTCTTTCGTGTAAAAAACGCTGCCTAATGGTCATTTTATCATCATACATCATATTAGCAACCCTTTCGTTTATCTTGTACAAACCTTTATCAACATTCTTGCCGGATCTGTAATAACATTGTGCTTTTAGATGCTCATATTTTTCAGGTTTATTAAATTCTGGATCTTCTCTTGTTAATTCTGGATTAGGCAAAGGCGTTCCTCCATTGTGAAACGGAATAGCACCTTGAATAAACCCTTCAACAAAACCTCCAACACCGTCATTATCGTAGCATATATGCTTATTCTGAACCCTATGGTTTTTCGCCATCGAAATGATGGCATCGATAACCTCTTTGCCATTAGACTTATCAATTACTGAAGCGTCCATTAATTCTCGCCCATACCAACAGCCTATTAAAAACTTATCCGATCCTTCTAAGGCAATATCAGCGGTAATATATCGTTCGTCATGTGGAATATCATAAACATTGTTGAACATTCCTAAGAATGAATGATAGTTGTATATATCATTGTCAGATAAAACAACCTTCCAGTTAGAATGTAGTAACGCCGCCTGCACATCTTTATCCTGGGCTAACAAGTTACCTAAGTAAGCCGGATTCTCTTTCAATAACTCTTTGTTATCGTAAATACTTCCACCTATGAAAGTAACAGATTTAACGAACTCATTTGGATCTATACCAGATCTATTCACAACTTCCTCAAGTATATGCCATCCTTTTTCAATAACTTCCTCTTTACTATCTCCCCAAATGTAATTATCACCGTCAACAATTAAATACCTTAACACGCCTCGCCTTTCCGGTATTGCAAAGCCTGTTTCTTGATCAATCCACCAAGATATAAATTCAGCAACCCAACTATCAGGATCAGGATTACACGTTGCTCTTACATAGGGATTTACACCGCAAACAGAACGATTACGAGTAAGCAAATAGAAGAACATTTTCTTAGTAAAGTGGGTAAGCTCATCAAATCCAATAAAAGGAATCTGTGACCCTTGCCAATCGTATATATTCTTCTCGTGTTCTAAATGTGAAAATTTAAGTTTAGACTGGCCAAAGTCCCACTCCAATGTGCTTTGCTTCGGATTTGCGCCTAATAGATTGTAAAGCCCTTCAGAAGTATCCCACAAACCTCCTTCATTTCTAATCTGGGGGTTAGTACGCCTAAAAATAACAGAACCAAACCCTGGCACATCCTTATGCCTTATAGGCTCTAATAATAATGAAAAGGTTTTACCAACTCCAGCAGCTCCTCCGCCTATACAAATATCTGCTGAAGTACTTGCAAAATCTAATTGGTAACCTTCTTGCGGTCTTATAATATTATGATTACTTTCTGCCATTATCCGGCAACTGGAATATTGTTACTTGTGAGATCTTTTCTCCGTCCGTTGTTACATCAACTTTATCTCCGAACATTTTAGGGTAGAACTTAGCCATTTTCCATTTCAATGTTTGGATAAGAACGTTACCAACTGATGCCTCCATTTCCCCAGCTTTTAAAGACTGCATTACATCATCAATTTCATTTTCCAATGCTATACCCTTATCTTGCTGCGAGTTTACATACAATGTTCGTAATTCATCATTCTCGTTTTTCCAACGTCTGAAAGTGGACCATGAAGGATAAGTCGATTCTTTTAAAACAGAAATAATGTTTTCACCGTTTGCAACTTCATCACAAATCTTTTTACAAAGTTCAAAATCATATTCTGACGGTCTTGCCATTCTTCTTCGGTTTAAAAGTCGTTAATATACTTCCTCTCAACAAACACACCCCAACACGACACCACGTGCTCTCTATCTTCTTCATTTTTTCCAGGTTTTTAATTGCTCGAATTCGGCTTTCATACTCTCTTTCCGAAACCTCCAATTCATTAACCGCGCTCCCTGTCAATCCCTCTGCCATATCAAACTGATTTTAATCTAAATGTGTCTTTTCTGCTTTTGTCTGGATGGTTTTGAACATATCCAAGACTCAACATTTTTTCAATATCCTTTTCATGAACATTTACAAAAGACTCAGTCTTATTATGTCCGCAGCAGCATCCATGTGTTTCGATACCCAAACTCCATAGCTCTTTAACCTCATCAATGATACATGGATCAATGCATATTTTATCAGATAGCCCTTCTTTAAACCTGGCTTGTTTATACCCTTCCATATGCGATGGAATATCAACCATTATTTGCTGAGCAAAATTTTCTTCAGATCCAAAGTCTATGTTTTTACAGTTACATGCCATACTCCCTAAATTAAAAACCCCGCTACCTAAACAATTCAGGTTGCAATGGCTGTAGTTTTTCAATCCTTGTTTTTCCAAGTTCAAAATATTCCTGATCAA